GTTGCTGCCGCATTGGGAAACCGGCCTGCTCGAGGCCGCTGCCCGCATGCGTGAGCGAGACGGGGCGGGATGAACACAGCGACGCGAAACGACACGATCCGCCTCTCGGCCGCTGGCAAGCAGCAGCTCGAGGCCGATCTGCGTTCGCTCGGCGCGAACGGCGAGAAGAGCCTCCGGCGGATCCAGACCGCGACCAAGCCTGCCAACACCGGGCTGCGCGAGACCGACAAGGCCGCCCGGCAGCTCAAGGGCTCGCTTTCGTCGGTCGCGGCCGAGGTGCCGGCGCTGTCGCGGCTCGCGCGGTTCATGGGCACGACGGCGATCGCCGGCGGTCTGGTCGCGTTCGGACGGAGCTCGCTCAACGTCGGGCGCGAGTTCCAGGCGATGATGCAGCGTGTCGAGGCGGCCACCCGTGCCGGCGAGGGCGCAATGACCCGTCTGTCCGAGGCCGCGAAGATGCTCGGCGCCACCACGTCCTTCACCGCCATGGAGGCGGCCGAGGCGATCGAAGTCCTCGCCAAGAATGGCGTCTCGGTGACCGATATTCTCGACGGCGCGCTCGCGTCGTCGGTCGCGCTCGCGGGCGGCCTGGGGGCGGAGATCGCGCCCGCGGCGGATCTGGTGACCGACCTCATGCAGCAATTCGGGCTCGAGGCCGGTCGCCTGCCGAACATCGTCGATCAGCTGACCGGGGCCGCGCTCAATTCGAAATTCGGCTTCGACGATCTGCGCATGGCGATCGCCCAGGCCGGCGGTGTGGCGGGGACGTCCGGCGTCGAGATCGAGGACTTCCTGACGGCCCTCGCGGGCACCGCCTCGAGCTTCGCAAGCGGCTCCGATGCCGGCACCTCCTTCAAGACCTTCCTGCAACGCCTCACGCCGGACAGCGCAAAGGCGGCCGGGATCATGAAGGATCTCAACCTCGAGTTCTTCGACGCCCAGGGCAACATGAAGTCCATGGCCGAGATCGCGCAGGTGCTGCAGGACGGTCTCGGAGGCCTTTCCGAGGAGGCCCGTAACGAAGCGCTGAAAACCGTCTTCGGGACCGACGCAATCCGCACGGCCGCTGCCCTGGCAAAGCTCGGGGCCGAGGGTATGCGCGACCTCGCCCAGGGGATCGGCGAGGTCTCGGCACAGGAACAGGCCGAGGTTCGCCTCAAGGGGCTCGACGGGGCGCTGAAAGAGGTCGCAGCCGCCTGGGAGGCGCTGCAACTCGAGGCGGCAGAAAACGGCGGGCTTGAGATCGCCGAGGAGTTTGTGCGCCGCCTGACCGAGGCGCTGCGCTTCCTGACCGAGAACTTCGACGAGGTCGAGGAGGTCGCCGAGCGCGTGGCGCAGGCACTGACCGTCTACCTGGTCGGCAAGGGTCTTACGCTCGCAATCGCCAAGAGCATTGCCATGCGCGCGGCGCTGATCGAGATCGCCGGAGCCGCGACCGGAGTCGGCACCGCCGCGAGTCGCGCCGCCGGCCCGCTCGCGCGCCTTGGCATTGGCGCCCGGATCCTGACCGGCGTCCTTGGCGGCCCGCTCTCGCTTGCGCTCACGGCGGCATCGCTGCTGGCCTTCGGGCTCGACACCGACAAGGCGGCCGACGCACTCGATCGTGCGGACGTCGCCGCTTCGCGTGCGGCCGAGGCGCTCGACGCCTACCAGGAAGCCACGCGCCGCGCGGCCGAGGAGCAGAAGTCTCTCGGTGGGGAGATCTCCGAGGCGACGCAGAAGATGCTCGACCAGTCGCGGGCGGCGCTCGAGCAGGCACGGGCGGATCTCGAGCGCACCTACCTCGAGGCGCGCAGCGCCATGAGCGGAAGTCTCCTGGACGGCGACGGGATCGACGATTTCTCACGCAAGTTTGACATGTTCCGGGATGCAGATCCCGGAAGTCATCCGGGCTTGATGGGCGGCCTGCGCAACAACGCGATCAACGAATACATGCGCGACCTGCTCGATCTCGCCGACGCGGTCGAGGCCGGTAGCATGGGGTTTACCGAGTTCATGGCCGAGGTCGATGCGCTGCGCGCGGTGGGGAGCAACCTCGAGCCGGTGCGCGACCAGCTGATCGAGATCCTGGAAGGCGGCGAGGGCCTGATCGGGAGCGGCGCTGTCGGCGAGCTGGTCGCCATGGCGCGCGAGGCCGGGATCTTTGCCGACGAAATCGCGGCGATCGAGCGGGCCTCGACGGAATCCGAGGCCGCCCGCGCGATCGACAATCTCGCGCGGGCGATCACAGAGGCGCTCGAGGCGGGCAAGCTGCTGCGCTCCGAGGGCTTGTCGGGGTTCCGCGAGAAGGCGCAAGAGCTCGCCGAGGTCGAGGGGCAGCTGCAGGCGATCGAGGATCGGCTGACCGAAAACCGCGACCTCTCGACGGAGATCTCCGAAGGGCGGCCGTTTGATGAAGCCGCGGAGAGTGCCCGCGTGGCTGCTGGCGAGGTGGAGCGCCTCAACCGGGTTTACACCCAGTACCAGAACAGCCGTCGCCCGGAAGCGATCGCCGCATGGAAGGACGTCGAGTTCAGGGCGGGTGCGGCGGATGCTGCCAAGAAGGGTCTGCGCGACCTGATCGGGTACGCTGAAGGCACCGACAAGGGGCGCGGCTACAATGAGACGCTCGATTACGGGGAGTGGACTGGAGGTGACGTCAACCTGGTTGCCATGACGCTCGACCAGGTGCTGGCCCTGCAGGCGCAGATGCTCGCGAACCCTGAAAATCGCGCGCGACATGGCAACGGCGCCGGATCCTCGGCCGTCGGTCGCTATCAGATCGTGTCGAAGACGCTGCGCGGCCTGATGGCGCAGATGGGCCTCTCCGGGTCCGAGCTGTTCTCGGCCGACCTGCAAGACCAGATGGCCGACATTCTGATCGAGGGTCGCGGTCGGAGCGTCTCCGGGCTGCGGGCGGAATGGCAGGGCCTCAAGGGGGTTTCCAGCGGTGATATCCTCGGCGCCTTCGACCTCGGCGCTGGCGATCGGGCAAAGTCCTCGGCCGAGACCGCGCAAGAGCGGGCGGCCGCGCTGGCGCAGGTCGTGAGCGCTGGTCGCGACCAGCTCGAGCAGCTGCGCCTCGAGGCGGAGCTCGCGGGCCGGTCGGTCGAGGAACAGGCCCGGCTCACCTTCCAATATGAGGCGTTGAAACGCGCCCGCGAGGCAGGGATCGACCCGACCAAGACGATCACCGAGGATGGGCGGATCCTGTCCGAGGTGATCGATGAGCAGGCCGCCGCATACGGGCGCCTGGTCGCTGCGCAGGATCTCGACACGAGGCAGAAGGAAGACGCCAAGAAGTCCGCAGAGGAGCTCGCGGCCGAGACCGAGAATTACAAGACCTCGATCTCGGCGCTGTTCGACAATCTCAAGCCGGGTGGCGACGGGGTCGAGGGTTTCTGGAATGACTTGACGAACATGATCCTCGACAAGCTTTGGTCGCTCGCCTTCGACCCGGTCTGGGACTACCTGGCGCAGCTCATGCAGGGGATGTTTTCCGGAGGTGGCTCGAGCCTCGCCAGCATCGGCGCAAGCCTGCTCGGGATTGGCGGCAAGGCCGACGGGGGCGAGATCCTCCGCCGTGCCGATGGCGGCGCCATGCCGCGCCGCGCGGCCGGCAAGCTGACCGGCACCGGGGGCAAGCGGCAGGACAACCTGCTCTTCTGGGGCTCTGCGGGCGAGTTCATGCAGCCGGCCGCCGCGGTCGATTTCTACGGTGTCGAGTTCATGGAGGCGATCCGCAACCGGCGCCTGCCGAAGTTCGCGACCGGTGATTATCTCGGCGGCGTGTCTCCGGCATCCGGTTCTGCGGGTGCCTTCAAGTTCAGCCAGCAGATCATCGACAACGTGGGCGTGCGGGTAAGTACGCGCGAGCAGACCATGCCGGACGGATCTCGGCGGCAGATCCTCGAGCTTTCCGAGGCCGTCGATCAGGCGATCACCACGCCCGGTGGGGCGGCAACGAGAACCCTCAGAAACCGAGGCGTACAGCAGCAGAGGGTCCGTCGATGACTATCCCGACCTTTCCCGATGGTCTGCCCAGGCCCTTGGTGGCGAGCTATGGGCGCCAGAGGTTCGACCCGCGTCGAAAGACGTCCTACGACGCGGGTCCGCCCAGCTACGACCTTCGCTATACCGCGGTGCCCGTCATGCACACGTTATCGATGCGGCTTTGGGCGTGGCAAACCGCTGTCCTTGAACGCTTCCACATTGAGGACTGCAGGGAGGGAACCCTGCCATTCTACATGCGGGACTACAGCATCGACGGGCTTCCCATCCTCGATGAAGCGGGCGTTCCACTCCTCGATAGCGACGGCGTTCCGCTGCTCATGTCGAAGGTCATGCTCTGCCTTTGGGGCGATGCGCCGCCCTCGTGGGGAAGCCCTGTCACGACGCGTCAGGTCGTTTCGTTCACTGTTCTGGAGATGCCATGAGCCGGCCTCTATCCCTCACTGCGCGCCAGAACCTCGATGCGTCGTCTTCCGACGAGGCCTGGGTCGTTCTTCTCGAGTTCGACCACAAGGATCTCGAAGCGCCGCTGCGGTTCAGTACCGACCCGACGGAGAGGATCTCCACGGAACCGCTGATCTACGGGTCGCGCTCGACATGGCGCGGCGCTGACCCGATCTCCGACTATTGGCAGTTCATCGCGGCATCGCTCGAAATGCCCAGCGATCAGGAAGACGTTCCGGCGGCCGTCACCCTGACCTTCGACCTCTTCGACGCCCGCGTGCCGACGCTCCTGCGCAGCTTCACGACGCGGGCAACGGCCAACATCGCGATCTTCACCTCCGCCGACCTCAACGCGCCAGAGCAGCAGTTTCTCGGGCTGCAGGTGATGAAGGGCAACTACGGGACCAAGATCAAGATCTCCTCCTCGCGTCAGCCTATCGAGGAGGAGGGGGCGCCGATGGACATCATTGGCAAGCAGCGGTTTCCCGGGCTGTTCCGGTGAGCTGGTCGAGCTTCGTGGGTATCCCCCATGCGGACCTCGGGCGCGACCGGGCGGGGGCCGACTGCTACGGGCTTCTCCGGCTGATCTATGCCGAGGCTCTCGGTATTGATCTCCCGAGCTTCTCCGGGGCCTACATGAGCTGCGCCGAGCACGCCGAAATCGCCGGGCTGCTGGCCGGGGAGGCGACGGCGGGACCATGGCAGTCCGTCGAGCAGATCCAGCCCTACGACGCCCTCCTGTTCCGTGTGGGCCACCATGACTGCCACGTCGCCGTGGCCGTCGACCGCACCCGAATGCTGCACGTTCACGCGCGCTCGAGCTCAGTGATCGTCCCGCGAAAAGATCCCATGTGGCGCGACCGGTTCTCGGGCGCCTTTCGGCACGAGGCCATGCGTTGACCATTCCCGTTCTGATGACCCGAGGCGTCGCCCCCGAGGCGCGCAAGAAGTTCGAGCTGGCGCAGGTCGCGACGATTGAGGAGATCGTTGCCGCCGCGCTGCCCGGCGTTTCGGAGCCGGTCCTGGCGCGGACCCGCGTGGCGGTCAGCAGCGCCGGGCAATATCAGATCATCCCGCAGAGCTGGTGGGGTCGCGTGCGCCCGCGCCCGGGCAGCACGGTCATCATTCGGGTTGTCGAAGGAGATCCGATCTCGATCGCCTCTGCGGTCTCGGGGTACATTGGTTCGGCCTACTACCTGGCTACCGGTGTCTCGCTGGGCGCGTTCGGGCTCAACGCGATCTTCGTGGCGACCGCGGTGGCGACGGTGGGGCTGATCGGCGCCGCGCTCAACTCGCTGATGCCGCAGCCGCAGTCCCCGAAGAACCAGAACACCAAGGGCCGCTACAAGATCACCGGCTGGCAGAATGAGGCCACGCCCGACGAGCCTGTCCCCCTGCCGCTCGGCAGGATCCGCGTGGCACCCGTCTACGCGGCGCAGCCCTACACAGAGGTGATCGGCGACTACCAGTACATCCGGGCCCTCTTCCTCTTCGGGTACGGGCGGCTCGACATCTCCGACATCCGGATCGGCGAGACGCCCATCGAGGAGTTCGACGGCGTCGACATCCAGATCCGCGAGGGCGCCGAGGGCGACGAGCCGGTAACAATCACGCCCGACCAGGTTCTCGAGGAGTCGGTGCAGGTCGAGCTTCTGAACCCGCAACCCGAGGTGGACAGCGAAGGCAACGAGGTCGAGGGCGGCACGGACGAGGAGCAACCGCACGTCTACACCACCGCCTCGCACTCGACGCAGGCCTCGGTGATTTTCCATTGGCCGAACGGGATGCACTACAACAAGGACAGCGGCAACCTCGGCTGGACGTCGGTAGATGTCCGGATCCGCCAGAGGCTGGTCGGGACCGAGGTATGGAGCGAAGTTGCCACGATCAACTATCGGGCCAAGCAGCGCGAGGCATTCTTCCGCCAATACAGCTGGACGCTCCCGACCCGCGACACCTACGAGATCGAGGTCACCAACCTGACCGAAAAGGACAGCGGCACCAAGCGGAACAACCGCTTCTTCCTGGCCGCGGTCCAGTCGATCCGGCCCGAATACCCGATCAACTTCGACAAGCCGGTGGCGCTGGCTTCGGTGCGGGTGAAGGCGACGTTCCAGTTGAATGGCGGCCTCGACAGCCTGAATGCTCTGGTCCAGCGCTATGTGCCCGTCTGGAATGGTTCGACCTGGACGCAGGGTCTCTCGCGGAACGCGGCCTCCCAGTATGTCCATGCGCTGCAGGGGGACCATCATCCGTATCCGGTCGCCGCCGACGGCATCGACTGGGACCAGATGGCCGACTGGTGGGAGTTTTGCGACGACAAGGGCCTGACTTACGACGGGGACCATCGGACGCAGGTCTCGCTGCGGGAACTGCTCGCGATGATCTCGAGCGCCGGCCGTGCATCGCCGCGACACGACGGGGCGCAATGGGGCGTTGTCGTGGACCGACCGCAGGACATCGTGGTCGACCACATCTCACCCCGCAACAGCTGGGATTTTGAGGGGTCGCGCGACTACATCGAGCCGCCCGATGCCGTGCGGGTGAAGTTCATCGACGAGACCAACGACTACGAGGACGCCGAGATCATCATCAAGTGGCCGGGCGTCACGACCGTTAACCTCATCGAAGAATGGGAGACCCCGGGCAAGACGCATCCCGACGACGTGGCGCGTGAGGTCTATCGCCGGATGCAGGAGATCATCCTGCGTCGGGACCGCTTCACCGTGATGCAGAAGGGACCCGTTCGCGCAGCCACGCGCGGTGACAAGGTGCTGGTCTCCCAGCCCGTCCTGTCCTCGGTGCAGAGCGCCGGACGGGTGAAGTCGGTCGACGGCTCCCGGATCTACCTGGATGAGGCGGTGACCATGGTGGCCGGTCAGACCTATGCGGTTCGCTACCTCGACTACGACGAGGACGATACCATCGGCGACAGCCAGCTGGTCAGCGTCATGAGCGCTCCCGGGACCACCCGGGTTCTCACGGTCATCGATGAGTATGTCCCGCCGCTCGGTTCGGTGGTTCTGTTCGGGCCCGCCGGTACCGAAACCATCCCGTGCCGGGTTCTTGACGTCGAGGCCGCCGAGGACTTCGCGGTCCGCCTGACGCTGACGAATGACGCGCCGGAGATCGACACGCTCACCGATGCCTACGTGCCGGAGGAGTGGGATCCGATCATCGGCGAGGCCATCACCGTGGACCTGACGCCCTCGGCCCCGATCTTCCGGGGCATCGAGACGCTCACCTCGGACGGAGACCCCTTCGACCTCTTCCCTGGGTACGGGCA